GCGGCGACGCTCGACACCTACGAATACAGGGGGTTTGCCCGCAAACGCTACGTGTGGGCGACGGCTGACAGCACGGTTGTTTCACCAGATTGCTACCCGGCGCTGGAAATGGGCGTGCGCGCCTACAACGCCGAGGATGAGCAGGCCGACAACGCGGATGCGCTATGGGCAAAGGCGTTTCAGGCGTTGAATGATAGCATGGGGCAGTTTAATGAGGGAAATGAATACGGCGTTCTCCAAACCGATCCTGCCATCAGCATGGGGCAGGTCGCGAACCTGATCTAAACTATGGCACGCTGGCAACCATCCTACTTCCAAACCCCGGACGAAAAACGAATGGCGGCAATTCGCGCCAATCCCACAAACCTGCCGACTCGACAGGTCCGCCCGATGCTGCCGAATAATTACGACGCCACGGGCGGGACAAACAAGTGGGGCGCTCCCAACGCTAGCATCCCGCAGTATTTGGAGAACAACCGGAAGATGTACACGATGGAGGATGCGCCGGCACGGACTCCCGCACCGACTTCGCGCTGGGAAGCGCCAGGGGTCGGCGGGGCACTGGCAATCAATGCAAAATACGGCACTCCGGGGGGCGTGAACAATCTCGGCTCGTTTCCGATGCCGTCCACGCAAGCGCCGCAAATTCCGCAATCGCAACCTGCACCAACGCCTGATGCGTGGGACAGGGGCGAGCTTGGACCCGCAATGAGAGGCGACCAATTTTCGGCGCTGACAAATCGCCCAACTGCCGGGCAACGCTGGGGGACCGCACTGGATAAAGCTCCGATGTCAGTCAGCGCCAGAGGACCGGTTTCACGCGCTCGGCAGGAGCAGCGTTTGGCCGGTGGACAAACGCGTGGAAGAGCTACTTTTGGAGGATACCAGTAATGGCTGCACTTGACCAAGAAGACCCTCGCAACGTCGCTATCCGCCAGAACGAGGCGGATGCGCGCTACATGCGGCAGACGACGCCGGGAGAAAGGGCGATGGACCAGCGTGCCGCGTTTAACGAAGCCTCTCTGCGCCAACGGTCGGAGGCCGCTGCGGCACGGCTCGGCATGGAGCAACAGCGCGTGAACATTGCGGAAGGGCGCGCCGGTCTGTCTGAGTTGCGGATGAAGATTGCCGAGGAAAAGGCCAGATTGGCGGAGGCGGATGCGCTTTCCAAGGCGCAACGCGAGCTGACCGTTATGCAAGAAGCGAGCGGATTCTTGCGGGACGCCGTGGGAATGGACCCAACGAAACCTTCATTTGATGAGCAGTTTCAAAGGATGCTGGCCGGCTATCCGAACGCCAGTGAGAGCAAAAGCGTGAAGGAGTGGATTGACTACCATCGTCCGATTGCGGAGTCGCGGCGCGCGGAACAGGCAAAAATCGCCACGGAAAAGCGCGCGGCGGACGCGGCGGCTGCGGAACTCGCCCGATTGGCTGGAATCGCGCCGGACATGCCGGTGACACAGGTGGTATCGGATGGGGTCACTCGCAAAATGCCGGATGCCGCAAAGCCGAAAGAAGAAAAGCCCGACACATGGGACGCTTACGAAAAGGCGCTCGCCGCTGCGCGTAAATCACTCAGCATTCCGGTCGCCAAGAACGCCAAGGATCAAATTCCGCTTCCTCCAGAGATTCAGGCGCAATTTGAAGCGCGCGGAGCGGCGCTGACCAGAGGCGGGGCGATGCCAGTGCAGACGACTCAGCCGCAATTCACCGTTGGAAATCCAAACGGAACGCCTCCGGCAATCGCGCCTGTCGCGCCTGCTGCGGCAAGCCCAAGCGCAATCAGGATGAAATACGTTGACGGAAAACTCGTTCCCGCATCGTGAAATGGCTACGTTCCAAATTGAAACGCCGCATGGAACGCTTGAAATAGAGCACGACGGGGACGCATCATCGCTGACTCCAGCGGTGCATGATTGGGTTCAAGGTCAGTCAAATCTCAAAGCAGCGGACGAATATCTCGCGGCGTCATCAAACGTCACGCCGAAGACATCGTTGCCGGAACTCATCACGCCAGCGCAACCCGTCGCCGGGCCGAACATCGAAGGCGCTGGTTACGTGGAAAAGCCACTGCAATTCACAGCGCCGGAAACGGCACTTGGACAACTTGCGAAAGGCAACATTCCGGGTGCGGTCGGAACTGCGGTCGGAACCGCTGCTGGCGCTGTTCGCGAATCACTGACGCCTATTCTTGGGCCGACCGAGGAACGGATTGCCGCTGAGTCCGTGCCGTGGGGAACCAATCCTGACGGCAGCGTGAAATACGAATACAAGCCGATGGCGGACTTGATGACGCGCAAGGGCATCTTCGCCACGCCGGAAATGTTCGATCTTGCGCCGATTCCACCTGACCCGAATGACCCTGCGTGGGAGGCCGCACTCAAGGCCGGAACCAATCAGGCGGCGGCGTTTGCAAAGTTTGGCATGAGTCCAGGCGGGGTTTTGATGACGGCTATGGGCGGTGCCGGTGCTCTTGCAAATGCGGCAAAAGGACTGGCCCCGGCTGGGCTTGGCGCGGAGAGCGCGGGCGCAGCGCAGATTGCTTCGACGCTCGCCAAGACAGGAAAAGGTGCCGCTGGATTCTTCGCCGTGGACATGGCGGCGGCAGCGCCGGAACAATTCGCGCAGGCGTTTAACGCACCGACATTGCAGGGCAAGATTGAGGGATGGATTGGGGCGGTGTCGTCACTTGGCTTTTCGGCGCTGGCAACAAAACACGCCCTAGGGAAACCCCTTACTCCCGCTGAAAGCGGAAAGGTGGAAAGCGTAGCCGAGATGGCAAAGAGAGCGCCGGATGCTGTCTTGGAAACGGTGGCGCAACCAAGAAACAACTTCGATGTTTATTCGCAAGCCATCGCTCAAAATGAGCTGATTCGCCGGTTCAAGGAGCAGCAAGCCGCACTCGCGCCGGAAGCCACTGCCGCAGCGGAGGTCGCGGCTACGACGCTTCCAAGCGGCAAGGCTGGACCGCCTGACCCGGTGGCGACTGCTGCCGGTGCTGTCAAGACAACGGAGGATGCTGCGGCTGCGGGAAAGCCGTTCGCGCCAAACATTGAAGGTCCGATCACTGAGGCGCAATACGGTCGCACGTTGGATGCGTTCGACGTGACCGCCGGAATGGAGCGCAAACCCCTTTCGCCAGCCCCGTCGGGCACACCCACACCGGAACAACCGCCTTCGGTGGCTGGCGCACTTTCACCCGAGCCGACACGCACGGAGCCGTCGCCGGTCGCTACCCCGGCGGCGGCTGTGCCGGAAATAGGCGACAGGATTACCGTATCCCTTGGTGGTCGAGGCGTGACGGAGACGATACAAAAGATTGTCAATACGCCGATTGGTATCCGTTATCAGATAGACCATTTCGGCAAAAAGCTGGTATCTGCGGAAGACATCACGGCACATGAACCTAAGACGAAAAAGGCCGCGAAACCGATGGACGAACAGCAGGCGCAACGGCTTAAACGAGACTTGGAAGACATAGCTTCAAGAGCCCCAGCCCCCGCGCCATCGCCCGCGCCCGCTGCGCCGGTTGTTTCCAAAATCCAATCCGGCCAAAAGCAGGGTGATTTGCAGCTTGGCGCTGAACCGCTCAAGCTCGAAACGGAAACTGTCAGAGCCGAAGCGCCCAAACCGAAGGGACCGGAACCGACCGTTCAGCAGACTATCAACGACGCCTTAGACGCATACGGCGATTTGCCGAGCGCATGGGAGCATCTGGACAATCAGGTGAAGTCGCTGGAAAACAACAAGGCGAACAAGGCTGCTATCACCCGACTCAACGCCGCCAAGCGCAAGATTGAGAACACTCTGGAAGAAGAGGCGCGGCGCGCGGAGGTGGAGCAAGTGGATGCGTTCAACACCGGCCTTTACGAACTGGAAAGCAGCATCAAGGAGCTTGGCGGCATCGCCACTACGACCGGCAAAGGCGAAGGGTCCGGCGGAGAATTGAGCCGCATCGCAGAGGCGCGGAAAGGCGCGTTCTTGAAGCTGTTTCGCAAGAACGCACCGTCGCATGACACGTTGCGCGAGGGATTGGAGGAGCGTGGATTCCAGTTTGCCACACCGGACGAAATGTTCATGGCGCTGGAAGATTCCATGCGGTCAGGAAAGAAACTTTACGGCAGTCAGTTTCCCGAGGGATACACTGGCGGTCCCGGCGCGATGGGGCCAGTGGAAGCGGCGTATCAGGCTGCGTCACGAAGGATTCTTGGCGGATATAACGCTGAGGTGGAAGCGGCGCAAATCCGGCGCGGACAGGTGCCGACGGTCAGCGAAGCGCGCAAGGAAGACCCGGTGACATTCGAGAACGCGATGGACGCGATTGAAAAGAATCCGGCACTGCCGGAAAAGCTGGTCGATGACATTCTCAAAAAGGAAAAGAAGTCCATCACCGATGAGGAGCAACAGATGCTTACCTATCGCCGTGCCGAGCTTGAAAACAAGATGGCGGCGGAAAGCGAGCGCGCCATTGATCCGTCTTTGACACCAGAGCAACAGGCGGTTCACCAGACCAATGCGGAAGTTTTCGAGGCGCAACTACTGCGAGCAGAAGAAGCGAATCGGATGGCCGGAACGGCGAGTGGTCGCGCATTGCGGTCGCGGCAGATGGAGATGAATGACGACTACACCTACGCCGGGCTAATGATGCGCGAGCGTCGGGCGACAGGCGAGGTTGTTCCGAAGGAACGCGCTGCGGAGCTTCGCAAAACTGCCGAGGAGATTAAGAAAGCGCAGGCAGAGGTAGATCGGCTGGTGGAAGAGTATCAAAAAAAGGAGGAAGAAGCCGCCGTGGATTCGGTGCTGGCCGCTGCCATCGCTGACAGGGAAGCGCAGAAGGCCGCCGCGCAGAAGTCCGGCGATCTGCCGTATCATCCGTCCATCCTCGCCCGCGCCGAGGAAATTGTGAAGGGCATTGAGGCCAAGCGCGATGAGCTGCGCGCCAAGGTGGATTGGCGAAAACTGTTTGGAAGTCAATCCGGCGCGGTTGGTGGCGTCGGTGGCGGCAAGGGTGAAGGAAAGCCGATGGGTGGAAAGTCTAGGGCACAGGAAGCGCGCGAGGCACGCGCTGCCGCCGTGGAATATCTAGCCTACGAAATAGCCGCGCATATCAGCAGGTTTGGTGTGAATCGAGCGAAGACGTTGGAAGTGATGCTTGGTCGCTTCGACGACAGTATCAAACCGTTTTACGGAAAAGCGTGGGACGCAGCGCAAAAGATCGTAGGCGGGAAAACCAGGTCCGAAAAACCAAAGGTTGCGGAAGCCGTCAAAACCGGGGCGACCGCACCGGAGAAGCAACCAAAACCGCCCAAGTCCAAGGATACGCTGGTTGGCGAGGGGCGCGCGGCAGTCGAGAAAGGCGAAGGACTGCACAACGTGGTGGCGCAAATCGTGGACGGCATGATTGACGCCGGGAATCGTGACCGTGCCGACATCTTCAAGCGCACGACCAAGATTGTGCAGGAGTTCATGCCGGAAGCCACAGAGCGCGACGTGAATCGCGCGTATGTGGATTACGGAAAGAAGACATACCCGAATCCTGACGAAGCGGCGGCTTTCAAGCGCAAGACGCGGCAGGTGAAGAAAATCGGTGAGGACATAGACCGCCTGAAAGAGAAACTTCGCCCGGAACTGCAAGGGTATCAGCGCGAGAAGCTGGACCTCGAATTGCGCGATCTGGTGAAGCAGCGGAGCGAATTGCTGAAAGACCCGTCCTTGCCACAGGAACCGGGTGCGTTCGCATCGAAGGATGAGGCCAAGCAGACCCGCATCAAGAACCGCATCGAGGAGTTGGACCGCTACTTGAAAACCGGCGAGAAGCCCGTTGAGAGCAAGCCGACGCAGCCCGACAGCGCGAAAACCGAGCAGATGCGCGCCGAGAAAGAGGCGCTGGAAGCCTACGTTCGCGAAGTGGACGCCGCCAAGAATCCGCCGTTGTCCGATGCTCAAAAGGCACTGGATTCTGCCATGATAGCACGCGAACGCGCCGGGCAGACCTTGGACGACATTTCCACCGGCAAGGTGAAAGACCCGGCGAAGATCAAGGAGGCGCTGACGCAACTGGAAGAGGATGTTCGCCTCGAAACCGATGCGCTCAAGGCGCTCGCCGCCGAGATGCGCCGGGACGCCAAGAAGCCGGGCGATCCTGGCTATCTGAAAGAGCAGGCGCAAATCAAGGCGCTCGAACGCGCCATATTCAGCTATGCCGAGAAAGTGGCGAAGGGTGACTTGGCCGGCAAAGGAAAGGTGCAGGGGCCGGACTCTCAGCGCGTGACGCAACTGAAAGCCATCCGCGATTCGCGCCGTGCCGCGTATCAGGCGGCTAGGAACGCCGGAAAGCCGGTGCTATCACCGGAACAGCGTTGGAACGCCACGCGACTAAAGGCTCTGACCAAGCGCGAGGCCGACTTTAAGGAGAAAATTCGCACCGGACAGTATGCGCGTCCTCCCAAAAGAGTTCCGCCGAAGATGGATCAAGCCACGCAGGATGCACAAATCCGCATGGATGCGATAAAGCAAAAGTTTCTAAAGGAGCAGTTCGATTACTACCAGAAACAGCGCGCCCTTGGCAAAAAAATCACTGACGGAATCGGGCAGACGCTACGTGCTGGCATCAATATCGTGTCATCCACCGATTTGAGCGGATTCCGTCAAGGCATGGGCGCAACCATGATTGCTGTCGGAAAAACCGTGTTTCCGGTGGATATTCGTCGCGGTGTTTCTGGAAAAACGGAAGTTGTTCTGACCAACCCGCTTAAATCGGCCATGATGATTCTCAGGCCCGCTGCGAAGATGATCGTGGCGGGTATTTCTGAGCAAAAGGCGAGGCGCATGGAAAAGGCGCGAGAGAACCGGCCAAACGCCAAAAGCGGGGCGTATGATGAGATGGCCATTGACCAGACAACGCTGGATACAAAGGTTCACTCGAAGCATGAGGAGATGATGTATTCCGTGCTGGACGAATGGGCGCAGCTTCCAATGCGAACCGGCTCCACCGGAAAAACCATCATCACGGCACCTGGAAAAGTTGCCGCCAAGGTTGTTCACGCCTCAAACCGCGCCTTCAATACGCTGCTTAACGAGATGCGTCTTGACCTTGCCGATGCGCTCCTTGCGGAAAACTTCAAGGACCGTTCGCCAACTTCGGCAGAATTGAAGGTGCTTGGAAACTTGGTGAACATAGCAACCGGGCGCGGCAATATCAATCCGAAGATTGCCAGAGGCGCAGGAATGGTGTTTTGGGCACCGTCGCTTTTTGCCAGTCGCCTAAAGGGACTTGCTCTTGAACCCGTATGGGGAGCAAAACAGCAGTGGAAAGGAACAGGCCGCGCCCGTGCGGCTGTTGCCAAGGATTACGCCCGAGTGATTATCAGCGGATACTTGCTCTGGAAAGTTGGACAGATGTTCAGTGATGACGACGTTGACACAACTAACCCTACATCCAGCGACTTCGGCAAGATCGTTCGCGGCAACACGCGCATTGATCCGTGGGGAGGGCATCAACAGGTTGCAGTTTTTGCTGCCAGAGCAATTACAGGAAAAACCACTTCCATAACCGGCAATGAGAGGGAAAACAACCTTGGCGATGTGATTGCGAATTTCGGCAGAAACAAACTGCGACCGGACTGGGGAGCACTTTGGAACGCTTACGAAATTTACCACGACAAGCAAAGACCAGGAAGGCCGCAAACCTACTCAGAGGTTGTTGCGTCCATGTACACGCCAATGTCACTGCGCGATATTGCCGAGGTAATGCGCGACCGTGGAATGAGCGAAGGAGCGATTATCGAGGCTCTGGCCATGTTTGGCGCTGGCGTTGCTGTGTATGGCGACGAGGATGAGACAAAGGCACGCCGATGACCGCCAAAGCCAAACCAGCGCAGCGCATCAGCTACGACAACTTTGCGCTGCCGCCCGGTTACGAGCCGTGGCACCTGTGCCTTACCAAGTTCGGACTCGGCAAAGGCGAGGAAAAGCTGAAATGGTTCAAACGCCTAGTCACTGAGCTGTGGCCGGAACCGCTTTTCATGTGGGACCGTTGGAGCGACCTGTTCTTTGGCGCGCTGTGCGGGGCGAAGGAAACCGTGGAACGCACCATCGGCACGACGTTTGAAGCGGATTATGCGTGGTGGGAGCAACTGACAAGCACCGGGGCTGCGGGAACGGGCAAAAGCTCAAGGGCCGCGCTGTGGATTCTCTGCAACTGGCTGTGCGCCCGCGAGCACACAACCTGCATGTTGACCTCAACCAGCGTCACCGCGCTCAAGCAGCGTATCTGGAGCGAACTGGTGGATTGGATACAGAAGTGCAAGCAGCCGTTGTCCGACCCGACGATTGGCTGGCTGCAAATCGTGCCGTCCGACACCATCATCCGGTGGAGCGGTGAGGACACGAAAAGCGCCATCTTCGGGCGTGCCGTCGATCAGGGCGGTTCCGTGGATAACGCCGTGGGCCGCATCAAGGGTATTCACAACCGGCGCGTGTTTGTCGTCACGGATGAAATGACGGCCATGCCCGAGGCGATTGCCAAGGCGTGCCGCAACCTGGACTCAGGCACGATGGAATTTCAGTTCATCGGGCTGGGGAACGCCACCGATTACTCGGACCAGCACGGCATCTACTGCGAGCCGGTGAACGGCTGGAATAGCGTCACGGTGAATGACGAGTTCTGGCTGACCAAACTCGGCGGCTGTTGCGTGCATCTGGACGGGCACAAGTCGCCGTCGCTGGATGATCCGGCCAAGTTCCATTTCTACATCGGGCGCAAGAAGCTGGAAAAGGATGCGCGATTCTTTGGCGGCGAGAACACGCCGGATTACTGGCGTGAGTGCCGTGGCTTTTGGGCACCGTCCGGCCTGTCCACAACGGTCATGGATGCGTTCCTGCTTTCGCAGTTCAACACCGCTGACAAAGCTGTGTGGAAAGCGCGATGGGAGATGGGCGCTGGCTTCGACGTGGCATTTGAAGGCGGGGACCGGCGCGTGCTCTACCCGTTCAAGTTTGGAGAGTTCGCCAGCGGCGTGACGGGCATCGAGTTTCAAGCGCCGGTCATCGTGAACATCGACATGACTCAGGACAAACGCTTCATCCACTACGGCATTGCCGCTGCCGTGGAGGAAACGTGCCGGAACTACAAGATCAACGGCCAGTCGCATCCCATCCCGCCGCGCAACCTGGCGTGCGACGTGACCGGCGAAGGCGCGGGACCGTTTGGCATCATGTCGGGAAGCTGGTCGCGCGACATCATCCCTGTGGAGTTCGGTGGCGCGGCGGAAAAGACGGCAGTATCCACGGACAGGCCGACGACTTGGCACGAGCTTTACGGGAACAAGGTGACGGAAATCTGGTATTCGATGCGCCGATTTATCGAGGGCGGACAGGTGCGCGGGCTTACCGACGCCGACACAATCCGCGAGCTGACTTCCCGCGACTACATCCGCAAGGGCAACAAGACGCACGTGCTGCCAAAAAGCGAAATGAAGAAGCTCAAGGCGCGCAGTCCCGATTTGGCGGATGCGGCCTGCATCGCCGCCTTCGTGCTTCGCAAGAAAGGCATCATGCCGGCGGGCGTGGCGGACAATGTGGTGGTGGATGCGACCGCATGGAACACGGCGGCGGAGAAGATGAATATGGAAGGGGATGAATCGGATTACGAAGATTCGACCGCAGCTTTTGCGATATGAACGAGATGACACTGACAAATAGAACAATGGTTCCGCCCGGTGGATACCCATTCAAGCACCCGATCACCGGCCACAATTTCAACAGCGGCACATACAATTTACTGCTTTGGCAGGTTCGCGACTACTGCACTGCCAACGGATTTCCGCCCGTTGCCGAGGCGGAAATCGAGCAATATATCTGCGAGCAGCTTGGTCCGCAGACCGCACGCCGTTTCTGTTCCGGTGACGGAATCTCGGTCAGCGGCGTGGATTTGCAGTGGAGCGATATTTGGGCAGGAACGAAGGTGCTGGCGTCATTCATCATCGGGGGTCGCAAAACTGTGGACAGAGAGGAAGCTGAACGTCGGGCGCAAATCTGTTTCCTATGCAGCCGCAACGCCCAATACTCTAAACCGTGCGGCGGAGACTGCCCTGAACTGGCTGACACTGTTGCGGCGATTGTCGGAGGAGAAGGAACCACGCGAGATTTGGACCTGCACGCCTGTTCCGTGTGCAAATGCAGCAATAAAGCCCAGGTTTGGGTGCCGATTGAGCACCTAAAACGCGGTGTGACGCCGGAAATGATGCCACTTTTCCCGCCAAAATGCTGGAAACGGCAGGGAATTGAGGAGATGGACGCGGAAATTGTTTGACTATTTACGCAAACAACGTAAAAACTCCGCACAGATGACAAACCAAGCTCCTCCAGACGGGAAACTTGCTGACTTAACCAAGTCAGGGGAGCCGATTAAATCGCGCGTCTCAGACCCGAAGCACGCGCTGAAAATCTGTCAGCGATTCGTTAATGACGACCGGCTAAGGGCTGCTCGTCGCGCCAAAGTGCAGGGCGCATTTGACGGCAACGCCCCAAAGGCACAGGGCGATCTTATCAGGGCCGGACGCGGAAACGATTCCAACCTGAACTTCAAGCGGCATCGCGGAAACATTATGAACGCTTGGACGCCGTTCTTCGATATGGTGTGCGAGGTTCCGCTCTGCATTGACGGCGATCTGGACTACGGCGACGCGGCTCAGGACGCGGAATTGATGCGCGGGTTTGCCGAGTATTTTCACAGCATGGTTTTCAACTGGCGCGGGTTTGACGACATGAGTCAGCTTTGCGACCTGCAAATGCTTCTACACGGTCCCGGCGTGCTGGCGTGGGAGGATTCGCTGGATTGGCGTCCGAAGGCGATTCTGGCGGGGAACATATACTTTCCAGACGGCACCGAGCTTTCCCTGGACAACTGCGAAATGGCGATGGTCTTTACGCCCATGAGCGCCGGCCAACTCTGGCGCAAGATTGAGAACGAAAAGGCCGCGAAGGCTGCGGGCTGGAATGTCGAGGCGGTGAAGAATGTCATCATGGACAGCGCCACCAACGGCAGCGAAGCCTACGGATGGAATCGCGAGTGGCAGCGGTGGAATCAGGCGTTTAAGAACGGCGACATCTACGTGACGCAAACGCAGACGAAACGCATCCAGCTTTCCACGTTGTTTGTCGAGGAAATGGACGGAACGATTTCGCAGAAGATCGTCCCTGCAAAAGAGGGGCAGGCAAATTTCGATTTCATCTTCGACAGCCAAAGCCGGTATGAGGGCTGGGACCAGTGCATCTGTCTGTTCCCCTACGACATTGGGGCCGATGGAACGTATCATTCCATCAAGGGGTTAGGCACTGACATCTACCCGTTCTGCGCGTTGCTGAATCAGATTGACAACAGCATTGCTGACCTTGTGGTAACAGGCATCAAGCCGATGTGGCAACCGACCACGAACGCCAAGCTGGAAGACTTCAAGATGGTAAAATGGGGTGGCGGCAACTTCATCCCGAACGGAATCAACCCGCTCCAGTTGAACATGAGTCAGGGGATCAATCCGGCGCTGGAAGTGTCCGCTGCTTTCACTCAAACGCTAATTCAGAACACCGCAGCATCCAATCAGCAGGATTTGGCTGCGCCGACCGTGGAGGAAACAGCCAAGGGAGCGATGATTCGTGCCGCCGAACGAGCGAAGGTTTCCAAGGGACTGCACAACCGATACATGCGGTGCAAGGACCGGCAGTATTCGGAGATGTGGCGTCGGGCGACAAACCCTGATTTGAAGCCTTGGCATCCTGGCGCAAAAGAGGCGCTAAAGTTTCAGGAACGGTGCTACAAACTTTGCGACAAGCTGGGAGTGGAGCACAAGGCGTTGCAGGCAGTGACAGGCATCCGAGCCAATCGTTCGCTGGGGCTTGGCAGCGCGGCCATGCGAATTGAAATCGTCAATCAGTTGATGGCGAACATAGACCGCTTCGATGAGGTGGGGCAGAACGAAATCAAACGCCAGTTCGTTTCGGTGATGACGAGCTTCCACAGCGTTGACGCCATTGTTCCAAGTCTCACAACCGGACGGGACGCCACCAACGATGCGGCACTTGCGGCGCAGGAAGACAATGGCTTCTCGATGCTTGGCGAAGAGGCGGAGGCGATGGTTGTGCCGGGACAAAATCACGTCATTCATCTGGAGGTTCACATTCCGTCCATGCAGAAAGATATGGCAATGTGCCAGGCCGGAGAGCAGGCACCGGAAGAGTGCGACAAACGATTGGAGGCGAAAGGCAAACACGCAGGCGAGCATCTTGCCAAGCTCGCTGGAAATCCTACGCGCAAACGCGAATACAAGCAGTTCAAGATGGCGTTGGATGAGCTGGCCGCGTTCAAGGATCAACTTGAAGCCATGCTGGAACAGCAGGCAGAAGACGCGCCTCCGCCGCCTGACCAGCCGACGCCTGAGATGGCGAAGGTGCAGGGCAATTTGGCGATCAAAGCCGAGAAAGAACAAGCCACGATGCAACTGCGCGAGCAGAAGCAAGCGTTCGATCAGCAGATGAAGTTGCAACAGGCCGCGTTCGACAAGGCGCTGGCCGATGCCAAAGCGGCGGCGGACATCAACCGTTCCACGGCAGAGAGTCGCGCCTATACAGCGATGGACATGGAAAAGGCAGCAACCGAAAAAACCGATGAGTAAATGACTAAGGCGGATTTCATTAAGGAGTGGGGCGCGGACTGGCGCAAACTGGCCGGCAAACCAATCTTCGCGGCGTTGCTATCAGCGATAGATGATGAAAGCCCTTCGCGAATCATTGCCGCGCGAAGTGATGCGGACGTTCTGCACGGTGGACCCGTGCTGGCCGCTGAGATTCGCGGACATGAACGGCTGCGCGCCTTCCTTGTTTCACTATCCACCGAGCAGGACAAACATTTTGAGCCGGACGACAAATTCGGAGAACCTGAAAAAATATGAGCACTACCATTGCGGAAGCCCCGCCAGCCGAAAACAAGCCAAGCCCGTTTCATGCGGCGCTGGAAAATGCGTTCAAGGGAGACGACGCGCCACCTGTCGAAACCAAACCGGAAGCAGTCGCCAAGCCTGCCGAGGCTGCTAAGGAAAGCTCTAAGTCGGTTCCTGACACACTGTTCAAGAAACCCGACGCCGAGGCCAAGCCTGCGGACGAGCCGCCGGCACCAAAGGCCGCTGCGGATGAGATTGCCGAGCCGCCAAAGCTGGACGCCAAGGGCAAGGCAGGGTGGGAGGCGTTGAAGAAAACGGCACGAGAAGAGGCGACCAAGCGGGCGGAACTTGAGAAGCAAATAGAGGAGTGGAAATCCAAAGGCCGCGATCCAGAGACTCTGGAAAAGGCGTTGTCGGAGCGCGACAAGAAGCTGTCTGAATACGAGGCGAAGGTGGCGCGGGTTGACCTGGAATCGAGCGAAAGTTTCCAGCGCGAAATCGTGGAACCGCGCAACCGCGAGATGCAACGCGCCAAAGCATTTGCCGAGGAAATCGACGCTAACCCGGAGGAACTGACTGCGGCACTGTCACTGACCGGAAAGGCGCGCGCCAACGCGCTTCGCGATCTGGCGCTTGACCTAGACCCGGTGCAGAGCGGTCGGCTGGGGCGCATCATTGAGAAGATGGACGAGTTGCATGAGCGCGCCGAGTCGGAGCGGGCCAATGCCAAGACGTATCTGGAACAGCGCACGGAACGCGAGCGTTTGGACAAGCTGGCCGAGCATGGCGAGTTCGTAAAAACCAAGTTCCTGCAATTCGAGGACACCACCAAGCGGCTCAAGGCGCGGCTGGAAATCCTAAACCAAGTGGACGGTCACGAAGATTGGAACACCAAGTCAAAGGCCGTTGTGGAAAGCGCCCGCGCTTACATTCAGGAAAATCCCTACGCCGATGTGGAGGCGGTGATTGAGGCGAAGGCCATGCCGGTTTATCGTGAACTGTTTCTGGAAACTCGCGAACGCGAGGCGGCACTGGAATCAAAGGTTGCTGAAATGGAGAAGGAACTGAAAGCGATTCATGGACGTTCACCGTCTCTGACGCAGCGCGGGGCAGCGGCAGAAGTTGGCAACAAGAAGCCGTTTAGCTCCATGATTGCGGAGGCGTTCGGGCAATGATTCTCGTCATTGCGTTCTGCCAGAAAGACAAGGCGACAACCGTTCGTCTTGCCAACTGGATTGCAGAATTAGGCGGCACGTCCCGGCATGATTTGCTGCTAGCATTTCACGAAGACACCACGCCGGACCCGATTCACGAAATCCTCAAACCGCACTTCAACCACGTCGGCGGATTCAAGATTAGCGACTCGGAGACGACTTACCCGGCCATTGCCAATATCATGTGGCATGAGTGCGTGAAGACCGTTGCGGACCAGTTCAATGTGCCGTGGTTCTGGATGGAACCGGATGCCGTGCCGCTGGTGCCGGAGTGGTTGGACAAGATCGAGAACGAATACCTTGCGGCCAAGAAGCCGTTTATGCTCGACCGGGTGACGACGCCGACGCGTTCGCACAATAGCGGCGTGGGAGTGTATCCAGGCAGGGTGCGCGACTACACCATTCGCCTGTGGGAGCTTTCAAACATCCCGTGGGACGTATTCTTGGCGGAGGAGTTCACGCCGTTCACGCATCATACCGCGCTGATTCACGATAAGTTTTACCGGGTTTGGGAAGACCCGAACAGCGGTCCTCCGATTTTTCCTGACGCCGAATCGCTGTCCATCATTGAGCCGGGTGCCGTGCTTTTCCATCGTAACAAGGATGGCAGCCTAATGGATCGTCTGCGCGAATCGCGGGGTGGTGTAATTGCAGCACAGCCGCACTCATCGGCGGTAGGAGCTTGTTCAAGTCAAGCCCCCGCAACTGGTTTGGCTATTCGGTTGCATACTCCGACAGAAGACGAGAAAAAACTAATGCATGAGATTGATGAGCTAAAAAAACAGCGAGATGAAAGAATGGTTTATTGGGAAAAGCGAGAGATGGAATTACTTGGTAAAATAGGTGAATTATCCGCGCCGCAATCCTTATACCAAAAGCAAAACAAAGCGAAAAAGCAGCGCACGCCGGAACAGATTCAGGCCGCGAAGGACAGGATGGCGAAGGCGCGTGCCGGGAGGAAGAAGTGAACTGCGACATCTTCATCCGCAGCTACGAAAAGGATTTCGAGTGGTTGAAATACTGCCTTCGTTCCATTCAGAGATTCGCCACCGGATTCAGGAACGTAATTGTGGTGGTGCCGAATGGACAAACGCCACCGACCGGGTCAGTCGAAAAGGTATTCTTCGTGCATGAAGGATGCGACGGATACATGCACCAGCAACTTACCAAGCTGCACGCGGACTGCTTTTCGGACGCTGACGTGTTTCTCTGCATGGATAGCGATACGATATTCACTCGGCCAATCTCGGCTGGAGATGCGTTTGCGCCGTGGCTTTACACGCCATACGCCAGCCTGAACGATCCAAACACGATGACATGGCGGAAGGTGGTTGAGAAAGCCATAGGGGTGCTGCCGGAATACGAGTTCATGCGGCGGCATCCACTGAGCGTTCAGCGATGGATGATGCAAGGATTACGCGAGTTCTTCTGGCAGAAGCACGGCATGAGCTTGGAAAGCTACATCATAGCGCAGCCGGGGCATGAGTTCAGCGAGTGGAATGTGATTGGTGCTTGGCTGTGGTATTTCCACCGGAGTAAAGTCCAGTGGCAGAATACGGATGAGAAATTGGGCGTGCCGTTCGTGCATCAGTCGTATTCGTGGGGCGGACTCAACGATGACATTCGCAAAAACCTGGAGGCGGCGTTGGCATGAGTAACGTCCTTGTGCTCGTCCTAAGCTCCCGCCGTGAGCCGTGGGGCGACCTTATGGACGTTTCACTGGCGACATGGGACGCCGAACCGCATCCGCAAGTCCAGACGCTTTACTACTGCGCTCACGGCAGCAACGCGCTTTTTCGTGATAACGTGCGCTATTCCGCAATGGAGGATTCTCTGGAGAATATCAGTCCGCGAACCTTCGAGGCGCTAAAGTGGGCGCTGGATATTCAGGGATGGGATTATCTTGCCCGGCCAAATTCAAGTTGCTATGTCCACAAAGGAAATCTGGCAAAACATTGTGACACGCTTCCGAAGACCGGAGTGCTGCGCGGAGCATGGACGGGCGGGAATGATGGCTTTTTGTGGGGAGGCGGGCAATACATCATCTCTCGGGATGTCGTGGAGCGAATGGTTGCTGCTGGAGGATGGAAGAACGGGCTAATGGACGACGAGGCATTAACGGACTGCGCGAAAGGCGCTGGGGTTTCAATGGATCAAGGGTGCGTATTTGCCACGATTGACGACCAATTTGAAGGGAAGTGGCTATGCATGACCTACGGGCTTGGCGAGCCGTTCACTTTCACCGACTTTGCAGACTTGAAAAAGGCCGATGGGCACTTCTTCTTCCGGGTGAAGCAGGATCACAGTCGCAGGTTGGACGAGAAGCTAATGCGCGAGCTAAAAAGAAACCTTCCATGATTTACACCTTCGACACTAAGCGGGCGCAACTGCGAGACGGATTCTATCAGACCGGCAGTGGGCCGCGTCGCGTGCTAATTGTCGGTTCTTGTCGCACGATGGCCTTCCTGAACTACCTTTCAACGTGGAACGAGATGAGTGGAAACGGAATGACAATCCGTTATATCAACCCGTTTGACTGGCACTGGAACGCGGCGGATGAGCTGGTGGATTTGGAAAAGGCGATTGACTCTCTGGAAATCAACAGCGGAATCCTTTCCGTGATAGGGGACACCGATATATTCATTCACGAACACTACGGGAACTACGGGATGTTCAATACATCGCGTGACGCATCCAAGAATATCTATCAGTTCGGGATGAAGGCTGAAACCGACATCAGCATCCCAAACTTTCACGATCACTTCATTCTCTACAACGATTTCGCGGCGTTCGGTGAGGTGCCGGAAGATTGGAAAGAGCGAGGATTGGCTGCGGTGGAAAAGTTTTGCGACCTTTGCGACAAGACCAGCTTTCCAGAAATGGCGGACTACTTCCGCAATAACTGGCGAAATACGCGCCTATTCTGGACTCCAAACCATACCGGAGCGCTGTTCACGCTCTACCTGTTCCGGCAGATGAACGACAAGTTCCTGCATCTTTCGATGGAAAACGATTTCTGGCAGCGGATTGGCGGTGACGATATGTTTCGCGAACCGCATACTCCCGTCCATCCAAAGGACATCGAAGCCTACGGACTTACATGGAATCACTAGCTGACATTTTTACACGAATCGGGCACTTTGGAAGCGATGCCGGGCATAATGACAAGGGATCAACGCACTCCTACATTGAATCATACGAGCGTTTGCTTGCGCCGTTCCGCGAGAGCGGGTCTATTTTAGAAATCGGACTTGCCTCCGGCATGTCTTTGGAACTGTGGTCGGAATACTTTGGACCAAAGGCGACAATCACAGGCGCGGATATTTCCATCACTTTTGACACCTCGCGCTTTGACCGGCGCGTGAAAGTCGTCGAAGCGGACGCCACCAGCCAGGGGATTCTTGATAAGCTCGGCGCTGAGACATTCGACATCATCATTGATGACGGAAGTCATATGGAAGCCGATCAAGCCACAACTTTCCAACTCCTTTCCTCTCGCGTGCGACCGGGTGGAATTTACATCATCGAAGACATCATCAGTCCCGATCAAAGCGTTCCTAATCTGCTTTCACTTCATTCCCCGAGCGAGTTTATTGATTTGCGCGCCGTCAAAGGCCGGTTTGATGACGGGCTGATTGTGTTCCAATTCTAATGCGCGTTCTTTGCACAGGAAAAAGCGGGTTCGTTGGACGCCATGTGGTGCGCGAACTGGAGAGTCGCAATATCGAGATTGTTCCCGACTTCACCGACCGGCCAGAAGCGGTCATTCACCTTGGATGGGGTGGGCTGCCAAACTACGAATCCGAAGTTCACTCGAAACAGGTTTCGTGGCATCACGACTTCCTGAGCGCGGTGATAGCAGACGGCATCACCAATATCACCGCAGCGGGAAGCTGTCTCGAATTGGTGGATAATCCGCCGCCCTACGGACTCGCCAAGATCAGCGTCCGCGACGGGCTGCTATGGCGGCTCCCAACGGCCAAGTGGGTTCGCTTCTGGAATCTTTACGGACCTGGGCAGCGCGAAGGGTGTTTGCTGCCGAGTCTGCGAAGGGCAATGGAGCGAGGTGACGAAACATTCCAAGTCATTGACGGGATGCGCGATTTCATCCCTGTTCAGGATGCGGCGAGGCGGCTGGTGGATATTGCGCTGCAAGAGGAGGAGTCGGGGGTATTCGACTGCGGCAGCGGCACCGCCGTTCCGGTGATAGATTTCTGCCGTCAATTCACAGGTGATAGCACGATTCGACTGGAAACCGGCTACCCTATGCCGTCGTACGAGCCGAAGATATTCACGGCAAAACCGCTATGAGCACGGCGATTGACCGTTGCCTGTGCTGCGAGGGCGCGCTGGTTCCGCTGGTGCACTTTGGCCGGATGCCGCTGGTGAATACCTACGGCGTGACAGAGAAGTTTCCGCTGGCGGTCAACCGCTGCAAGGTGTGCTGCCATTTGCAACTGTCGGAGGCGGTCGATCCGCTGGTGCTTTACAGTGATTACGCCTACTGTTCAGGCACCGGAAAAACCGCGTTGGACTTCTTCACTGGATTCGCTCGCACGGCGCTGACCTACGTTCCTGATGCGAAGGACGCGCTCGACATCGCCAGCAATGACGGTTCACAACTGGACGCTTTCAAGGCGCTTGGGCTTGTGACGTGCGGAATTGATCCGGCGGCGAATCTTGCTGAAATCGCAAAAGCCAAGGGGCACGCCATCACCGTTGGGCTTTTCGAGGAGGTTTTCATTCCAGAAGAAACCACATTCGACATCATCACGGCGCAGAACGTGGTGGCGCATACGCACCGGCCAATGGAGTTCCTATCCAAATGCGCGGACATCATGCACAAGGAGTCGCGGCTATTTGTCGCCACTTCGCAGGCAAATATGGTGGTGTTGGGCGAGTGCGACACGATTTATCACGAACATGTCAGCTACTTCAACGCCGGGTCCATGAAGCGCCTAGCCGAGCGCGCCGGGCTGCGGCTGCTGGACATCGTGATGAACGATATTCACGGAACCAGCTACGTGTTCGTTCTAGGAATCGACGGTGAGCCGTCCGTTCGGGTGGCACAACGGATGCAATGGGAGAAAGCGGTGGGGCTGACGAGGCCATGGCTTTACAGATGGTGGAAAGCGCACGTCGCGGAGAAAATTGAGCGGCTTGGCAGGACGATTGACGGATTCAAAAAGAAGGGATTCTTCACTGTCGGCTGCGGCGCTGCGGCAAAGGGAATCTCCATGCTGAACATGGCGGGCGTGAAGCTGGACGTGCTGGCCGACAATACGCCGACGAAACAGAACAAGGTGACGTGCGGGATGCGGATTATGCCGTTTGACGAGATTGCCAATTTGGGGGAGTCGAAGGTGCTTTTCGTGGTGCTGGCATGGAATGTCGGGGTGGAGATTCGCCGCAATGTAGAGAAGCTGCGAAGCCGGTCGGAAGATGTTTTCATCGAGACGCGCTAAAATAGCGGTTGACCTTTTTACGGAAGTGCCGTAAAAACCTGTTCAGAGGTTCTATTCAGCCGTGCTCCTCCGGTAAAACTTGGGCTGTATCACAGGGATTGGCCCGCCTGAAACCAAAACGTGCGCCTGCTATCGGCGGGGATTTCGCACGGTTTCACGTCCACACACGCAGTTTTACCTACCTACTCTTATGGCCTGTCCCAATCCGTTTTCAGCAATCCAAATCGCGACCGAGTATCTCGGCAGAGAAATCTACGGCATCCCCACTCCGGCGACGCCTTACTTCAACTTCGTCGAACGCGGCGTGTTCCCCAAGAACGCGGGCGTTACGATGTCCACATTCATCGCCGGTCGCGTCGAGCCTGACAGCAAATCCGCTGGCTGGTCTGCCGTCACTCTTGACGGCGCTGGTTCCGGCACTACCGGACCGACCATTACTGGCGGCATATGCGCGGACAGCTTTACTGCTGTTCCGGTTGGCTTCGATACGCTGCAATACTCGCCCCGCAAGCTCCAGCTTCAAGGGCCGTCCATCTGCCGCGACACGCTCACCTTCGCGCATCAGCCGACCAAGTTCATTCAGCAGCACTACATCCCGTCCCTTGCTCACTACGTGAAGCGTAAGATTGACTTGGAGTTCCGCGACCAGATCATCAAGTTCTCGAACAAGATGTCCCTCGCTGCGGGCGGTTTCTCCAATGTCGTCACCGCCACCACTAACCCGACCGTGAAGCCGACTTCGCAGTTGAACTGGACTTGGTTGGACGGCGTTGCTGTTCGCCTAATCGGCGATGGCGCGGCCAACTCGGACGGCGACGTGATTGAGATGGGGCCGGACGGTCCAGTGTTCCCGGCCTTCATCGGTCTGGAGGCGCTGAATCGCCTGTTTATGAACGGACCCGCTTCCGCTCCTACCGCCTTCCGTCAGGACTTCCAGTATGCCGACATGGGCAAGGGCGCAATGGCCGAAACCATGAAGGCAATCGGCGCTTCCCGGCAGATCAAGAACTTCCGGTTCGCTCCAGTCACGAATCCGCCTCGGTTCACTTGGAACAACCAAACTCTCGTCGAGGTCGAGCAGTTCGAGTTCACGGACGCCACGCACGGTCAGAAGTCCGTGGAAACTAGCGCGTATCAGAACGCGGAATACGAAGCCATCGTCATCCCGCATCGTCGCCAGTTCAAGGCGGACATCCTAACACCGGACAACGCCGGACTCGACTTCGATCCAGGCATGTGGACTGGCGACTGGAAGTTCGTCACGGGCGGAGAGCGCATCGTATCGAACAACGTGTGCTTCGACCCGCTGCACAAGTGGGGAGCGCACTTCGCCGAGTTCTACTACGCGCCGGAACCGATCCACACCAACTACGGCTGGGTGCTGTTCTACAAGCGTTGCCAGAACGATCAAGCCGTGACGGTCTGCACCAGCGGCCTGTAAGCAATCCGCAACCCTCAACCGGGCGGTCCTGAGCAATCGGGACCGCCCTTTTGGGTGAAAACCTATGGCGACCATCACCGTAACGACGTTCTGGAACATGGATTCGCGGAAGTGGACGAGCGACCTGCTTGGAACCACGGAGCAAGACCCATTGGCCGGACTGGTGCAGGGCGACATCGTGAAGTTCGCCGTGCGGTTCGTGCAAGGCGGCGTAGCGGTGGTGCTAGCAGCCCCGGTCTTCACCGCATCTGGCATCAAAGCGCAGAACGATTTCACCGGCGGCTACCTCATCCAGCTTTCCGCGCCTGTCCTGAGCGACACCACGCTCTACACCTTCACCGTTTCGCCCTTAAACAGCGCGCAACTGAACACGTTTTTGCAAACGTATCGAAATACGTGGTGTGCGCTGGAAATCTACGACTCAGCCAACGGCATCCTGACAACCCCGCTTGAACTGCAAATCACGCCGGGATACAGCCTGAGCGGGACGCCTACGGACAATGCGCCGGGCACGCTCAACGTCGCCGCTGGCAAAACCGCAACAATCAGCAACTCGATCACGCTGACCGGCACGGACGGAACGTCCTACAACCTCGCAACAATGGGCGTGAACGACGGCAACAAAGGCGACATCACGGTAACGGCCAGCGGCGCGACGTGGACGATTAACAACGACACGATAAATCTGGCGAAGCTGGCGCACATGACGACCAATCGCGTTATTGGTCGCACGAGCGTCGGGAATGGCGCGCCGGAATTGCTGACCATCAGCGGCACGGGCAGCGTGGCGATGACTGGCGACCCTGTTTTTACCAATTTGATTACGGTGCCATACATGGATTGCACTGCCGAAATTCAATTCGGAGCGTCAGCAACTGGACTTTCGTATATTGATGATTCAAGCGCCAACACCATTACAGTTACCGTTCCTGCTGGTGCGTTCGGAACCGACAAAACCATTACCCTCCCCAACGCCACCGGCACCGTCGCGCTGAACGAGACGATTTCCGGCGGCACGCTGGCGGGGAGCTTCCTCACGCTGGCGGGCACGAGCAGCGCGACTCTCGGCACCAATGGCGGAACGGGCGGCAGCGTGGTCTTGCGCGGCAGCACGAGCGGCAGCGCGACGATTAACACGAGCAACACCGGAGTGCTGGCCCTTCCGAGTGGCACCACAGCTACCAGCATGGCGCTGACCACGCCCGCTCTAGGCGTAGCCACGGCAACTAGCGTGCAAGTTGGCAACGGAACAAGTTCCGTAACGTCTCTACAAATTGGGAATAATGCCCTTAACGGATTTTATTCGCCTAGCCTTGTGGGAACCGACATTGGCGTAAGTGCAAACGGAACATGGGTGGCATTTTGGAATAGCTCATGGGGGCTAGTCGCGAGGCTGCCAATTATTCCTCTTTCAAACAACGGCACATCCTGCGGAACGTCTGGCCTTCGGTGGAGCGGGGTGTATTCCGTTCTCGGCGATTTTAGCGGCGCTGTGGTATGCGGGACAACGCTTGCAGTCACCGGAGCCACCACGCTGACAGGTCTGCTTACGGCCAATGGCGGGATCACCGTTGTCGGGGGAGCAAAGTTGCTGACCACGAATACCGCCTTAACAAATTACATGGGAGCAAACACGGCGACGCTGGATAACTCACCAAGCACGGGCGATCCGACGAAATGGATTGCCATCAACGACGATGGGACAACTCGCTACATACCCACTTGGAGCTAACTTTATGAAAGACCTATTCACCATCCAAACCGAATCCGGCCAGCTATGGCTCGACATCAAGGCGCAGCTTGACGCGAAAGACGCCGAGCACGCCGCAGCAATCGCCGCGAAGGACACGCAACTCGCCGCGCAAGCGGACCAGCACGCCGGAGACCGCGCACAAGCCGCGTCTGACCAAGCCGCCGCCGTGGAGGCCGCGAAGCTCGCCATCCAAACCAACCTTGACGCGCTCGTGACCGCCGCCGAAACCGCACACGCCAGCGGCGACTTGGATGCCGTCGCAGCGGTCATCGCGCAGGCCCGCTCTTACACCACCGCCGCCCGCCGGGCGAAGATCGAAGCGGACCTCGCCGCCGCGCAGGCCGCTGCCGCCGCACACGCTGCCGCGCTCGCTGCTCTGGCATGAGCGACGAAAACCACATCGGCGACGCAGCGGTGCGCGAAGGAGTAGCCTACGGCGTCGGACTGCTCCTTTCCGGGCTTGTCGCGTGGCTTGCGCTGGCGAGAAAGCGCAT